GCCAGGGTCCGGCCATCGACCTGGAGCTGGATGGTGATCGGGCCGCCGCCGGCTCCCCCACCCCCTGCTACGGCCAGGGCAGGCGCGCCGATCTGCGGGACCAGGGCGCCGGCCACTTCCGCCGCGACCGACTTGGCGGCGCCGATCTTGCGGCGCATGTCGTCGGTGATGGAGGTGACGATGTTGCCGCCCCACCTGGTGACGCCGCGCAACTTGGAGCTGGGGTCGGAGGGTTCGGAGTTGATGCCGATCTGGCCACGCACCGCGGCCCCCAGATTGCCAGCCGCACTGACGACCACGCCATAGCCCCTGTCTAGTCCGCTAGCCAGCGAGGCACCGATGCCGTAACCCCAGTCACTGGCATCCACGCCGAGCGTGGCGAGCTGGTTGACGATGGCCAGGCGAGTAGCCTGTGCCTGCGAATTGACGACGCCGCGCGAGTCGGCCATGCCGGCCGCCAGTTCCTCGCTGTTGAGCTGTCCCATCAGGCGGGCGACTTCGGCCGATCGGGAAAGGCTTTCCTCCTGCAACTGGGCCAACGCCTCCATCTGCACGAGCGGCTGGTTCTGCCCGTCAAGCAGGCCCTTGGCGTAGGCGACCTGCGACTGGAACGCCGCGTCGCGGATCGGCCCGAGCTGGCGGTCCATGATGTTGACCGGCTCGGCCGCGATGCGCGAGAACTCGCGGATGACATTCTCTCCGCCATCGTGGACCGCGGATGTGATGTCCTGCATCATCTGCCACGACGCCTCACTGGCCTTGAGCGCGGCAGTTTCGACGGCCTTCGGTACCTCGGGCATCAGGCCGGCCACCGTATCGACGAGGAACCCGAAGGCATCGACCACGGTGCCGATGGGGCCGGTGACGAAGCCGATGACGTCGATCAGCCCCTCGAAGGCGGGAACCAGCACGTCGGCCAGAAATCCGGCCAGGTGGGTCACGACGGGCAGCAGCAGTTGGCCCATCTTGGCCGAGGCATTCTCCAGCTTGGCCGATAACTCGCGTTGCGTGTTGGCGAGGCCGTCCGAGGTCAGCGCGAAGTTGCCCTGCTGAATGGCGGTCTGTTCGAGGATCAGGCCGTAGCGGGCCTGGACCTTCTGCGCCTCGGTGAGCGCCGCGCCAGACTCGGCGATGCCACTCTTGTAGGCGAACGCCTTGACTGACGCCTCGCTCAGCAGAACGCCGAACCGCCGCAGCGGCTCAGCCTCGCCGGAGAGGCCGGAGCGCAGGCGGTCGAGCATCGCGGACGGGTCCTCGTTGTTGAACGAGGCCATGTCCGCGGCCAGCTTGACCATATCGACCGACATATCGGCCGCCGCGCCCGACGCAAGACCGGTAGTACGGAACATGTTGCCGAACGCACCGGCCGCGCCGAGGGCTTCGGCCTTGGAGAGGCCGATGGCCGCGGCGCTGTCGGCGAACGACTGGACCTTCGGTGCGGCCCTGCCGAAGACGACCGAGGACTTGTCAATCTCCTCGTTGAGGTCCGATGCCGCGGTGACAGCATCGCCGAAGTAACGCACCGCGCTCTGCGCAGCCCCGGCTGCGAGGTTGATGGCACCAGCCGTGACCGCCGCCCCGGCTCCGATGGCAAAGCCCTTGGCGCCCTGGCTGCGCATCTTCTCGAACTTATCCCGAAGCCGATCGACGGGGCCGGAGGCCTTGTCATCGACGGAGGCCCTGATTCTGACTTGATTGGCCATGCGTCAGTCCTCTGGGGCGTTGCCGAGGTTGGGGTCGAGCAGTTCTTCGAGCATCAGCAGCTCGTGGGCGTCCTCGGCCAGCAGGGTCGAGAGGGTGTACCCCGGATACTTCTGGAGCAGCGCGTGTAGCAACTCGGCGCGGCTCACTTCTGGCGGCTTCTCGACGCCTTCCGCGCCTTTGACGGCCCGCCACTTGCGGGCCGCCGCGGCAAAGGGAGCGGTGCCTCGGCGATCGCCTTGCTCCACTGCTGGATGAGCGCCAAGATCACCTGCGTGTCGTACTTGCGCAGGTTGGCCGCGCTGGGTTCGGTGTCCGATCCCTCCCACCCCAAGAAGGCGACCTCGCAGAAGCGCTCGATCACTTCCAGCAGCTCCTCGCGCGTGCGGAATGTCGTCACCCGGGCGTCGATGTCCAACCAGTCGTCCATCGCCACCGGCGACAGGCGCACGATGAACGCATCGGGATATTCGTCAAACTCGATGGTGGCCGTCTTGTCAGCCATTGCTTCCTCCATTCCTCCATGCGTAGCAAGGCGACGGGGCTGGAGGAAACCCCGCCGCCTCATCAAAATCGGAGAGGTTCAGGTTCCGATCAGGTCCAGGCTGGGACAGCCCCATCGGCGAGCGACAGCTCAGCGGTGAAGGTGAGCGAGCCGTCCTGCGCGCGGCTGAGGTTGTAGGTGTGCGCCAACATCTCCATCGTCAGCGTCGCGCCGGGGTATCCAATCGCCACGGTCCGGGTGTCGTTGTCGGTGATGGTGGACAGCACGGTGTGCGAGCCGGTCAAGGCGGCGGTGTTGAAGACGCCGTTGATCGTGATCGTGCCGTCGCTGAGCAGCAGCAGGCGCTCCATGGCGCTCTTGTCGAGGCCGGTCACGTCCTGCACCCCGCGCGAGGTATTGGTTGTGAGGGAGGTCACGTCGTTGGTGATGATCCGGGCGGAACCGTCCGCATCGTCAACGGTGACCGAAGTCGTAATACCGCTAACCTTGGCCATTGGTTGTTTCTCCTGATCCTCTCCACGCCGAATAGCCCGCCGGTCTGGCGGGCTACGGCTGCTAAATGGCGCCCGTTAGGCGGGCGGGTCGGCGTAGCGGACGAACGTCACCGCGATCACCGCGTTAGTGAACGTGCCGCTGGTGGCAACGCGGACGTACTGACGCACGTCGGCCCCCGCCGCGGTCTCGACGCGCTCAGCGGTGCGGGTCGTCGCATTGGTAAAGGCCATGATCGAGGCGAACGACGAGTCATCGGCCGAGTCCTCGATGTCGATCGCAACCGTGCCCGAGCCGAGGCTGAACACCTGAAGGTATGCAGCCGCTCCGGTGGTGGTGGCGGCGAGGTTGTCGATGCTCGTGCCGTTGGTGGCCGAGGCATGAGTCACCTTGCCGGCGGTGAGCTGCTTGCCCCACTCCAGTGCCACCCCGGACGATCCGAGCGCTTGAACGGTGGATAGCAACGAGCCGTCCTGACCGCGCGACTGGTTGAAGTCGATCTGTTTGGCGACAAGGTTGGCGGCAGCATTCCCGACGGCAGAACCCCGGAAGTACGACACCAGCCGGTCGGTGGTGACGCCGGTTGAAAGGGCATCGTGCACCGCGTCGGTGGCCGTGTCCCAGAATGAGTTAAAGGCGATCTCACCGTCCGCGATGCCACCGACGCGCTCGTGGGCGCTCTTGTCGATACCGGTCACGTCCAGCGGGGCCAGGCGCACGGCCACGGTCTGCACCGCGCCCACGTCGCCAGACAGGTCGAACCCGGCGACGTACAGGTTGTCACCCAGCCCGGAACTCTTGGTCATGCCTTCTTCTCCTTGACTGGCGCGAGGTGACCGGACGCCAGCCATTCATCGACGGGCGCGTGGATCGGTAGGGCCTTGGCATCGACGACTTGGCCGGGCGAGAGGTTGACCCACTCATCCGAGTCGGGGGTCCTGCGGGTACTGCAGCGACGGATGACGCGGTACTTGCTCATGGCGAGATGCTGTACTCCACGAATTCGGGGATGATCTCGGTCTCCAGCGTCCGGTAGCGGGTGTTGCCGTAGACGATGTGATCGGGCTCGACCAGCGTCATCACGAGGTCAGTGCTGTTGCCGCCAAGCTGGGCGTCGCCGAGGATGCGGGTACGAAGCTCGTGCTTGAAGTCATATAGCTCGGTCTCGACCGCTTCGACTTCCTGCTCAGACAGGTTCGACAGGTTGATGTACACGGCGACCACGATCCGCTCACCGATGAGGCGCGACGTGAGCGTCAGGCCGCCACCCATGCGCTCGGGCTCGGCCTCGCCGCCGTAGAAGATCCGCACGCAACGGGTGGAGGGCGGACTGGCGCCGATGGACACGTCGAGGATCTTGGGTGTGATCGTTGCACCAGCCGCGATGGCGTGCGTCTTGATAGCAGCGAGCTGGTCGGAGTAGGCCATTACTCAAGTCCTCGGGAGAGGTTCGCTGCCAACACCGCCCGCGCCCGCCGCATGCGTGACGTGACGCGCCGGAATGGGTGGAAGCGGCGCTCGATGACCGCCGCCGCGGCAAGGGTGCGGATCGCCTCGCTGGCTCCCATGCCGTCGGTGCTGGCGCTCACCACGGCATTGAGCGCCCATCGCTTGCCGCTGAGGGAAGAGGTGCGCCCGACAACGTGGTCGTGGGTCCATCCGGTCCATGCGGGCATCGAGCCAGCCTTGGCGCTCATCTGGGCCTTGACGCCTTCCTCGCCTTCCTTGACGAGTGCGTCGAGCATTCGACGGATGTTTTGGCGAACCGTCTTGCGCGGATCGCGCGTGAAAAACGGGCCGCTGAGTTCTACGCTGGCCACGGCCCCGCGCAGGGCGGTCGAAGGTCCCGCGGGAGCAACGAGCTTGAGACGGGCCATCTCTAAGGCACCAGCACGAAGCGGTAGGACGCGAGCTTGCTGGACAGGATGCCCTTCTCGCTGCCCGGGCTCTGGGTTGGCACGTCTCCCCCGCCATCAGTTCCGTCCGAGCCCGAGTCGCGCCGCTTCCAGCGCAGGTGAGCCAGTGCCAAGCAGGCATCTACCACGTCGGCGGGGTATTCGTAGATGTCAATCGCGGCCGCTGCCAGATGGGTGGTGGCGGCGGTGCCGTTGGCGCCGCGCTCGACGGTCAGCGTGACGCCGGACACGGCCTCCACGTACAACTGCTCACTGTCGATGAGCAGCGTCTGGCACGGGCTGAACTCGGTCCCCGCCGAGGCGGTGACGCTGGTGGTGGTGGTGGAAGTGATGACGCTGGCCGTGGCGGCGGCCGTGCGTCGCACGTCCTGGAATCCCCACGAACCGACGATCTCAACCGATCGGGTTGCCTTCGGGAATACGAAGG